AACAGATAATGGGATCTGGTGATAGTGGATATAGCATAGGACAAACAGGAGATACTGGTGTAGCTGGATCTTCAATGACAGGAGATTTATTAGGATGAAATATGACGTAAAAAAGATATTAGTAAAGTACGGTAAAGCAAACACAATTAAAAGTACATGGGACACAGAGTACAGAGATATATTTGAATACTGTATGCCAGCAAGATACGGCTATCAAAAAGCAACACAATCAGAAAAGATAACCTCAGACTTCCAAGACAGACGAGCTAACTTATACAGTTCAGTCGGAGAACAATCAGCTAGTGAATTTGTCAACACAATGCAGGAGATGTTATGCCCACCTATGGCTAACTGGATAGATCTAAAAGCTGGTGTTAAATTTCCAGAAGATGATAAAGAAGATGTTGAACTAGAGTTAGACAAACTTTGTGCTGTTGCAAATGAGCATAAGAATAACTCAAGTTTTGATACTGCGTTCAGTGAGTTCTGTTATGACGTTTTCGCAGGAACAGGATGTATGTTAGTTCTACCAAGTAATCCAAGAACACCTATATTATTCAAGGCTATACCAATTAGAGAATACTGTATTGAAGAAGGTGCAAACGGTGAAGTTGTTTCAGTCTATAGAAAATATTCCATGCGTAGAGAACTCATCAACCAACAGTGGGGTGACGCAAAAGAAGTAGTTGTTAAAGAGGCAGACAAAGAGAGAGACATAGAGTTGTTAGAGTGTACATACTTTGACTATGATCTAAACATATGGCACTACATGGTTATAAACATATCAGGACAGACATCTATTGTAGAGAGAGAATATAAAACTAACCCTTTCATTGTGTTGAGATGGAATAAATGTGCAGGCGAGCCTTATGGTCGGGGTGTTGGGCTTACTGCCTTAAACGATATTAAAACACTTAACTTAATCAAAGAGTATTCATTGAGGAACTTTGCTTTTAACATCCCACCACTTTTAGTTCAAGAAGATGCAATGTTAGACGTTGAGAGTTTAGAACTAACTCCATTCAGTTTGAATGTTGTACCAGATACCAAGACTTCAATTGTTCCGTTACAGATATCTACAGATCATGGGATTGAGAGTTATAAAGTTCAAGAACTTACAATGGACATCAAACGTAATACTCTAGGATCTACATTGCCAAATGAAGGTAGCAGAGAACTGACAGCTACAGAGGTAGTAGCAAGACAGGGAGAGATGAGAAAGAATCTAAACAGTGTGTTTGGTAGACTTATAAATGAATTTCAGATACCTCTAGTTAGACGTATCTTTGATGTATTGATAGAAACTAAGTTAGTTAAAGAAGACGAGAAGTTTAATGTTGCTAAGATGAACGGTTTTGTATTTAAGATTGTTGTTAATACGCCAATATCAAGGTTGCTACAATCTAGTGAGGCTCAGTCAATCATGCACGCAATAAGTTACTTGATGCAGATAGATCCAACTGGCCAGATGATTAGCAAGCTATTAAAGACTAACGAGATCGGAAACAACCTTATGGAACTGATGGGAGTACCTAACAGATTTGTAAACAGTATCAAAGAGATTGAAGGTGTTGAAAAGCAGATGGCAGACCAACAACAAGCTCAACAAGCTCAAGCAGTACAGACTGATGTTGGCATGGCTAACGCAAAAGAGATGGGTAAGGCAGAAGCGGAGATAGCAAAAAATGAAACAATCTGATCCTATGAAAGCAAAGCTAACAGCTATGGCTGAAAAGCAAGGTGACCTGTATAGACAGTTCATTAAATGCTTTGACAATCCTAACGGCAAGAAGGTATTAGAATATCTTGATGCCTATTCAAAACAGAACTACCCCAACTATGAAAATGTAAACGCTACATTCTCAAAGATAGGTGAGCAGACATTAGTGTCTCACATAAAAGGAGTAGTATTTAAAGCAAAACATAAAGGAGAATAAAAAAATGGCATATCCAGATCTAGCAAACATAATTAATCAGGTACAGAGAAACAAGATAGAAAAAGATAATCAATCTTTAGTATGTAAAGCTGTGCAAGAATATTATAAGACACTGCACATTGCAGGTTTATTAACAGCAGACGCATTAAAGAAAAAGAAAAAGAAAAAGGGGTAAAAAAATGGCAGAAGAAATAGAGGTTGTTGATACGCCAGTTGAAACGACAGTAGAAACACCAGAGCCGACTATATCAGGAGATCCAGTAGCACCATCAAACGATGGCACGCTTATGGGGAAGTCTGATCTAACACAGGTTGCAGAATACGAGACAACACCAAACGAAGACTATGATTATCCAGAAGGTTTCTTTGACGATAAGGGAGCTGTGAATAAAGATAGCATAAAAGAATATCTAGGAACTAAAAAAGAGACTGACGAGAAGTATGAGAAGAGAATACTTGACCTAAGACGCAAGGTTAGTGATGGCAACGTCTTGGATAAACCAGAAGAGTACCACATAGATTTTGCACCTGCAGAAGAGAAGTTTCTAAAATTCTTTGATAACGAAGAAACAAAAGGAGACATGAAGATTGTCACTGATGCTCTAGGTGCTATGTACCAAGAGACAGGATTAAGCAAACGCCAAGGTGAAGATATCACAAACACAATGTTAAGAATACTTGAGAGTGTAGACGTTATAGATACAAAGACTAAAGAAGAATCGTTTGCAGCTAAACAGAAATGGATAGAAGAACAGGAACGTGAGCTTGGCAGCAACGCTAAAAATATAATTAGAGAAGCTAGGTTGTTCATTGAAACGGCTGCAGTGTTCAGTGCTAAAACTAAAAACGAACTATTGGGGATGATGGAGAAACAAGGGGCTCCATTCATCTCTACTATTCACCAGATGAAAGATGCCTACGGTGGTAACAGTGCAGGAGTGCCCGTAGATGTTTCTGCTCTTGGTGGACTTGCAAGCGACATGGAACTAAAGACTGAGTACATGAATAAAGATACCTCTGATTTAAGACGTAACGAGATCATCCAACTGAGGGCAAGAGCTGGTAGAGCTGGTCGCCTGATGGACGCTGAAATGTAGTTGCAATCATATTTAATATTTGATAACATTGGGTATAAAATTTTTAATCCCTAATCTTGGGCTCGTCTTTACCTAAAGATCCCCTATTATGAAAAGGCTTCATTATAATTTTGAAGTAAATAATAGGAGGATAATATTATGGGTATGCAAATTTCAAACGTATTCATTGATTCATTTGATGCAGAAGTTAAACTAGCTTATCAAGCTGACAAAGCATTGCGTGATACAGTAAGAGTAAAGACAGGAGTTATAGGTTCAACTCACAGATTTCCAGTAGCTGGATCTGGCGTAGCAACTGAACACAATAGGGGTAATGACGTTATCGCTATGAACGCATCAAGAGATAAAGTTACAGCAACTTTAACTGACTGGGATGCTTTTGATTACGAAGATATCATGGATATCGAAAAAATCAATTTTGACGACAAAAAGATAATTGCTAACAACACTGCTAAGGCAATTGGACGTAGAGAAGACCAACTGATTATAGACGCACTAGACACTGGATCAACAACTACTGTTGGTGACGGTAATGCAGCTTTCTCTTTGATTTTGGTACAATCAGCAGCTAGAACATTGGACGCTTTAAATGTTCCATCTGAGGATAGATGTATAATCTACACAGCTAAACAAAAAGAACAATTTCTAGGATCAACAACTGTTACATCATCTGATTTCAACACTGTTAAAGCTCTAGTAGCTGGTGACATTGATACTTTTTATGGTTTCAAATTCATCACTGTAGGTGCTAGAACAGAAGGTGGACTTCCAAGACCTTCAGGTGTTGAACAAGATTGTTATGCTTACCATAAACAAGCTATAGGCTTGGCGATTGGTAAAGATATGACAAGCATGGTTGATTGGATTGCTGAGAAATTAGCATGGCAAATTGGGTGTGTTTATTCTGCAGGTGCGATTGTTATTGATGCCGAAGGTATCGTGACGATTCACACAGACGATTCACCTTAGGAGGAATAAATTATGGCTTTTGATAGAGAAAACCTAACGATTTTTGCAAACAATGTTAAATCTGGTGCGGTAATAGCTAAGTATATATACGTCAATCAAGCGAGCGACGATGTTACAGCAGCTAGTTATTTCTCTGATTTAAGGTTAAGAGCTGGCGATGTAATAGAAGTTGTCGCGGCTGACGGTTCTAGTTCAACAAGGTTTTATGTAGCTTCGGTTACTGGTCTTGGTGTTGTTACTCTTGGTGGAATATCCACAGTAATAGCTGACGGAACTGCACTGGCATTGGCTGACATAATTGCTTTTAACACAACAGCGGAAGCGTTTTCATACACTCTTCCAGATGGTGTTGAAGGTCAAAAGATTATATTAGTTATGACAGTAGATGGCGGCAATAATGCTGTTATCACCCCAGCCAATTTAGCGGCTGGTGCAACTCTAACATTTGCGGATGCAAACGATTCTTGCACAATGTTGTTTATTAACAGCACTTGGCAGATCACATCTTTAGAGGGTGTTGTAGTAGGATAATTAAAGTTGAGGGCGGAATACAAACGCCCTCTTTAGAAAGGAGTAATGAATATGGCTTTTGATATAGCAAATTTAACAATCATAAGTAATAACCAAAAATCTGGTAATGTTCCAGCTTTATGGCTTTATTACAACGAAAATGGAGATACTATGACAACTGCTGGTGCAATAACCACTGGTAGATTCACAGTAGGCGACCAAGTTAATGTAATCGATGCGGACTATGGCAACAACACATTTTATAATGTGACTGTTGTTACGGATGCAGGAGTGGTTACTTTAGTAGCTAATTCGTAATTAAATTTGGGGGCGGTTTACATTTTTTCCGTCCCCAATTCAAAGGAGTAAACGATGGCAAGCGGAGCAAATTTCCCAACAACGATAGACGTATTCAACAACAAGGTTGATGGTGTTGATGATATATTAGCAGTAGAGACCAACACACAATCTAGTGCGATAGAAGCATTAGAAGCTAAGGTTGGTGTGACTGGATCGGCTGTTGTTACATCTCATGAATATAAGATAAATAATGTAATATTAACAGATCCCACTACAACTAGAGGTGACATATTAGTAAGAGACGCAAGTGTTTTATCTAGGCTTGCACTAGGTAGTGCAGGTTCAATCGCATATAGTGACGGGACTGATCTTGGATATTTCCCAATAGGCACATCTGGTCAAACTTTAAAGAGTACAGGTACTGAGTTAATTTGGGAGCTGGACAGTACAGAACTTGATCCTTTTAGAATTATTTCTGGGGTAAGTCAAACAGATGGCTTTCCTGATTTTTTTAACTTTGCTACAACAACTGCAACTTTAGACACATCAACGCCATTTATATATATGGCAAATTATACAGAGAAAACTTTAAGTGATGACGTTGTTTTCGCAGG